CGACCATTCCATTCTACAAACTACCATGCCATGATGGTTGTAGTGGCAGTCAAGTAGGTCGTGACTGCTCGAAACAGCATACACACGAGTCATCTCTTTGTCAGGGTTTTCTTTCGGGTCGATCTTGACCAACCTCGGCAAAGTTTCGTTAGCGTGCTTCACCATATACTCGCGCTTCTTGTCGTCTGACAGCTCATTCCACTTATCAGCGTTCATCGCTCCGTAGAATGCCAGCCTTTTCTTCATCTTTTCCATACCTTTACTATTTATTAGTCACACACAGTTTCCAGCCATCCAGCAAGGCACATCAGGCCAATAAAACATGATGGTACCAGAATGCTGTACACCACGATCTCCCAAACTGAGAAGTGCTCCTTTTGAACATCCTCATTCATGATTTTGATAAACATCTTCATAATTTTGATTTTTTGAAGTTAGTATATTGTTTTTTGAAAATTCCAATAAAAAGAGCACGGCCTTCTCAGGTGGTGCTCAACAGCCTATGTTTAACTAAAAATCCTTTTTCTCCACTCTGCGTTATCGGGCTTGTGACCGTCACCATCGCACTCGATGGGGCCGCATTAAAGTATCACATATCCTGGAGAGACTTGACCGTCCGTTACTGCTTTACGACCTTTAACATCGCTGCCCATTGTGTTGCAGCCTTTATTGGCAGGGTCTTTCCGCTGACTCGTCAGTATCATCTCCTTTCGGGGCCTTCCCGTCGTCTGCCTCACGGCTTTTGTGCGTGCCAACGGTTTCAGTGTCTGCTTACTTGCCGTCGCATGGGTTCCCCTCACATCTTTTGATATTTTATCCTGGTGCATCACCAGTGTCCATGATGTCAAAGAACTATTTTCCTTTCATTTGCGGAAGGTGGGGGATTCGAACCCCCGAATCGTCTTGACGATTGCCGCGTTAGCGGTGCGGTGCTTTCAACCTGACTCAGCCAACCTTCCTTTGTTCTGTATGTCGCTATGTCTTAGCGACAACCTGCGCCTTGCACACCAGCTTCTCAATCTCTCCGCTGGCGAACATCCTCTGAATCTTATTCCTCGGATAGAGCCAAGCATTTCCGTGAGTCTCTCCTACTTCGTCAGTGACACGTGGTCGTTTGCGTGGGAGCGAATGCCCGTACCTATCCAGCCATGCTTTCTTGAAAGTACCGAAGTACTTGACAAGCTCATCGCCTGTCAGCCACACCTCGGAGTACATCTCCATCTGCTCCTCCATCGTGCGCCTCACCACAGCCTTCAGTTCCATCATCTCCTCGCGTGTCATACTATGCTAATCTCGTAATCGTTACACTACATCTTCCGCTATCTGGGTCAGGATCACCAACCACAGCCTTGAACTCTCGCTGGTTAGGTGTGCCCATCGTTGCCTTCTTCATCTGGTTGGCATAACTTTGAGCACTACGGGCGAGGCCCCAACTCGGCAACGTGAACATCTTCTGGTCGCCCACGTTGAACTTCATCAAATCCTCTTTTGTTACCTTGTCTTTTACCATAATTGTCTTAAATTGTGCTAAATATTTGCTTGCTTTCGCACAACAAGGCAAGAGATTTATTATATTTGCAATCCGTTACCCTTGCAAAGTGCCGTGTGCGCTTTTGCTGAAAAGACGCTAAACGTCTGACGGCTATTTCTGTGCCTTGTGTGCTACTTGCTTGCTTTCGGGTGCAAATATACAAACTTTGGTTCAAAAGTGGTGCAAATACGGTACAAATTTAATATAATTTAAGACAAATACGCTATAAAACATGGATTCTGAACAGAAAATCGAAGAAAGAAAGAAGTGGAATGCGCCATTCCTGCGTGCCTTCAATTATCTGTTAGATGACCTATCAGTCAATAAAGGCACCCTGTGTTCCATGGTTGGTATTGACCCTGGCTTAATATCCAAGTATGCCAACGGCACCAAAAAGGTATCTGTTGATACTATGAACGCGCTCGCACGTGTATCATCAAAATCTGAAAATGGGATGATTAATGTGGATTTCATGCTGCGCAAAAGTGACTTCATGCTCGTAAAGAATATCCCTGACGAGGATTTTCTTTACGATGGCGATCCTGACCGTGAAGCAAAACTAAAAAGGCAGGCGGCTAAAGCGGAGCAACCTGCCACACTCCAGCCTGACCTCTCCAGTTATGTCAATTCGCTTCTCGCAAAATGCGACGAGACCATTGCATCCCTGAAGCGAGAGCTCGACTCAAAGGACGACATCATAAAAGCAAAAGACGATCAGATTGCAATAATGCAGGAATCAATAGCCACCAAAGATGACCATATTGCCACGTTGAAGTCACGCATTACAGAACTGCGCAATATCATTGATTCAAAGAATATCGGTATGCCTGATTATATAATTCCAGGTGTTGCCGAAAAACCACAGAAACGTGCACGCAAATAAACAAATGTTTCCCCAATAGTATAAATATATGTTAACAAACTGCTGGAAAGCCCCTATAAACAAAGGTATTCCCATTTTTGCGTTCGACTCCCTCCAGCTCCACACACGCAATAAGTGGAAACCGCCGTAAAATGGCGGAAAAGCCGATAAACAGGGAGGTTTTGAGAGGCCAAGAAAAATATAAATGAAATGCAAAGTCTCGCAATTCGACGCAAAATCGGCAAAATGTTTCCCCAAATGTTTCCCCGTGTTTCCCCAGACCTCTCAAAATGGGGAAACAAATGGGGAAACAAATGGCTGAAAAGCCCATATTTAGATGGGTAAACAATAGATTTATAAACCTAAAATGACAAGACAATGATACAAATATCTTTAGTATATGACCATCACAAAAGAACACCGAAGGGCGAGGAAGGTCCTGTCGAGGTGAGGGTGACTGTGAATCGCAAACCTTATTATATTAATACGGGTGTGCGCGTGAAGAAGGGCAGGCTGGTTGCTAATGCCGTGCGCGATGATGAAGAGTCAACGAATGCTGACATCCTAAATGAGCGACTGACTACCATCGTAAATTTAGTAGAAAAGGAGGTGAATAAATGCCTGGAAGAACAGCGGCCTATCGACGTGGCTGAGATACGCCGGAAGGTGTGGGACATATCGCCTGCAACCGACGATGATAAAGACGAGCCGGCGATGGTCAACTGGATCAAGTCATACATCAAGACAGCCAACGTATCGAAAAGCACAAAGAAGAGATACATCACCGTGTGCAACTGTCTGCTGGATTTCGGCCAGATGGTGCGCTGGGATCAGCTAACTCCGAATAACATCTACGCATGGGATGTGTGGCTCAGGCAGCGGCCCATTCCGTTGACTGAGAACCAAAAGGCCGCTGGTGTCACTGAGGCGCACATCAGCAACGATTCCGCCTACAACTACCATAAAGTGCTGAAGGCGGCCATCAATAAGGCCATGCAATTTGACATTGTGACCTCGAATCCTTACGACCGCCTGAAGGGAGCCTTCAAACGTGACAAGCGCGAGACGGTTGATTATCTGACTGAGGAGCAGATGCACAAAATTCTCGATTTAACGCCTGTGCCAGGCTCTCAGGCTGCTATGGCCCGCGACCTTTTTGTGTTTCAGATGTACACTGGGTTGTCTTATTCCGACACACAGGTATTTGACATCAGCAACTATCGTGAGGTGGACGGTAAGTGGAAATTCATAGGTGATCGCGTTAAGACGGGCGTGCCATACGTCTCGATGCTGCTGCGACCAGCTATCGACGTGCTGAAGCGCAACGGATGGAAGGTGCCGAAAATGAACAACCAACGCTACAACCAATGGCTGAAGGCCATCGGCATGGTGATAGGCGTTGAGCGGTTGCACTCACACATGGGCCGTCACTCATTCGCCACCTGGATGCTGTCGCAGGGTGCCAAAATCGAGAATGTTAGCAGGATGTTGGGACACACCACCGTCAAACAGACTGAGCGATACGCAAAGGTACAGGCAAAGGACATCTATGCCGAGTATGACAAAGTGGCTGCGAAACTCGACAAGCCGCTGCTACTTGATGAACTACCAGAATTAAAGAAAAAAGGCTGAGGTTATTCCTCGGCCTTTTCTTTTGCATATTGCGCTGAGAGTGCTGCCATTTCTGCCTGCAACTGTCTTTCGCGTTCCTCGGATATAATGATTTCGTCCTCTTCATCATTCTGTTGGAATAATGACGGGAAAAGGTCTTTGACTGTCTGTCCTTTAGGGTCACGAAAGGCGAATGTGGCTGCAAAGACGCATTCTGCCATTAACTGATGCTTCAGTTTATCGCGCTTGCGGTAGCCCTTGATGATTCTGCGAACCTCCCAGAATTGAATTTCATACAAGAACTCACGCCGTGGCATTCCAATCTCGCCTACGAGCAACTGATAGATGTCGTAGGCGTTTATGAGTTTTTTTTGCGGCCTTTCTTTTTCTTAGTGTCGTCAGCGACTTCTTTTTCTTGCTCACCTGCTGGCAGTTGGTACCATTGCTTATATAGCTCAGTCAATGTGAAGAATGCTGACTTCAGTTCTTCAGGCGTTGCGTTATACATCAAGTCGTGATCGACAATGGGTAAATCCTCGCCATTTGCCTCATAATACGCGATGATTGCCGAAAGTATGGCGTACATCACATTTTTTGGGCTGACATTCTTCTGCATGAAGCTCTCATTGATGAACGCCGTGAAGTCTTTTGCCGTATAACTGTGAAAAGTTATCTCGGTGGCATAGCAATAGGCCATTATGACCTTCTTGCCGCAAATGGTAATCTCTTTTGATTTCATAGTTCTGTTTTTGAAATTTGATAAAAACGCCCACCGCTGCTGCTGAAGCCTCGGTGGGCGCGGCCAAAGAAAGATTTATTCAAGAAGACGAGAATTAGTCTGCGCCTACGGTGACAGGTCCATAACAGTTGATAGTACCTGAGTACTGGGCCTTCTGTCGGTTCTGTCCCTGTGGGTTACAGTTCACAAACTTACCAGCACCTGAGCACACCGTCTTACCAACGACGCGATTCTGCTCACCGCTAACCATCACCAGCTTCCAGTAGATGAGATTGTCGCCAACCTTGTCTATCCAGTCGCCCAAGGTCATACCGCCTGAGTCTGTGCCAGTAGCAATGAGACCGCTGAAGTTGATGTCGCCTGAGCGTGTCATCACCTCATTCTCCTGCCAGGTAACACCGCTTCCGTCTGTGGTGTCCTTGGTCGTAGAATTTTCCAACTGCTGGCTGAAATGAGCCGACAAGTTGGTGGCCAGTGCATTCACCTTAAAGGTGGCTCCTGAAGCGTTACTGTCGCTTACAATGAGTCGCAAATGTTGTCCTTTATCCATTTCTTATTCCTCCATAGTTTAGGCGAGCGCACCATTGCCCGTGAACTGGCACGAGGTCTGGATATTAGCGCGATCATCCGCTGTGATTGTCAAATCGTTCAAGAAGGCATTGCCTGAGCGAGCAAAGTCCGCATTAGCGGGAGTACGATTCTGATTGGTTCCTGGCGTTGTGGCATCGAAGCCAACGGGAGTCGCCGTGTCAGAATTAAACATAGTGATCAGCGCACGCAGTGTGGCAAGGTCGGCAGCGTTACTCTCTACCTGCAACTGCCACTGTCTGGTCGCCATTGTTTCTTGGTTCCAACCTCCAACCGTGTCTTTTGAGGTGGCATCTTCCATATTACCGCTGATGGTAACATTGACGCTCTGCTCTTCGGCCACAGCCGCGTTGTTGACAAACGCACGGAAGTTCTCGCCTTTAATCTTAGTGAGTGACATAAGCGTTTACTTTTTTATTGTTAATATTTGTGTGAATGTCTCGCTTTCGGGGTCGTAGTTTACGATACCACGGTCCCAAGTTGCGTCGATAGGCAACACATCCAGAAGGTCAGCCGCCTGCTTGTAGATGTCTGCACGGCTCTTGCCTGCCAGGGTGATGTTACCATCCTTCAGCAACTGTTCGAGCTGGGTGTTCACAACACCACCGCCCTCTTCATTCTTCTGATTCTTGCTCATAACTGTTATCATAATTAGTGGAACATCTGTACGTGATAGTGGTGTGATAGCAGGGTTTTGTCCAGTCCCACGCCTTTCCGTTGGACTGTACGCTGCTCAGTTGCGGTCGCTCTTCTTCTGTCAGGCTGGTGATGATATACCGGCCAATGGCCTTGCGTACCATCTCGGCCAACGTATCAACGGCCTTGGGTGACTTTGCACTCACCTCGACACTCACTACATGATCATCCTGAGTGCTTTCCCACACGTCATCTTTCGTTTCGTTCGAATTGGTGAATCCGTCATCCATCACAATGATGAATGGAAGCGGCGTGTTATCGTCGGCAGCCGGAGCCACTTCAAAGCACGTCGATTTGATGCGGGCTGGTGTTCCTGGGTCGCTTTGCGTCGGAGCCTTATACCCACAGGCAGTCTTCAGGGCTGAATCAGCCATGAGCGCGTCGTAGAATATTTCATCAATCTGCTTCATACACTAATCGTACAAAATATTGTATCGGGTTTACTTAAAAAGGGGAGCGGGGTTATTGTCCCTGCTCCCCTGGTTATTGCCAGCAAGAACTATGAAAAGGTGCTGACAGAGAGAGTTTACGCCTCGGTAGATGCTTCGGGCTCCACGAGCTTGATGAGCTTGAAGGCCTGAATCTGGTTCTTGCCGTTGACCTTGCTTGACAGTTCGGTGAGTGACAAATCAGTAGAGATACCCACGGTTACAGTACCACGGTCGAAGTTGGCGGCACTTACGGCGTCGATATTGAAGCGGAACTCACCATGCTGCTGCAAAGCGAGGTAGCCATAGTGACCAATACCGATGTAGCGGTCGCTGTCCTTGACGGGAACGCTTGCGCTGTTCAGCACGTAGTCGATGTATGGGCTGATGGTGTAAGGGTAGCCACAACACTTGCCGTCCTCGACAACGGTGCGGTCGCCGTTCTGACCAGGAATGGCCTTGGTGTAAGCCAAGTCAACCTCAGTCACCTTGTCCATAGTCAGGTAAGGAGTGCCCTCGAAGCCGAGGTCGTACATCTCAGCAATCTTCTTGGCGAGGTTCTTACCGATGTTCTCGTCCAGTGTCAGGGTCTCAGGTGTAACGCTTGCGAACGGGCTCTTCAGCACGTCGAAGTTACAGTGAGAATAAACGTGGAGGGCGATGAACATAGCCAGACCCTTACGCAGCTTGAAGGTGATGAAGCCAATCAAGTCGAAGGCTGCATTGTCGATGGCGCGGTGAGAGACAGCCACAGAAGCGGCTACGCGCTGAGGGCTTGCCTGTACGTTGGCGAAGTCAAGACCCTGCTCGCTCACCTTCTGAACCTCACCATTGACGGTGAACTTCACGTCGTTGGTGCTGTAGGGGATGATCTCAGTGCCAGTCACGCCAGTCACCATCTTCAGGTCGGCAGGAAGTTCGATGCCAGGAACCTTGGTGTCGATGATTTCCTCGATGCGGACGGGAATCAGACCACCAGCGTCAAGGTTGCCGTTCACGTTGCCAGCGGCAGCGTTGGCCAGGATGGTGGTGGCATTCTCGCGCTTGTTCTTGCAGTTCTGCAAAACCTCACGCAGCTTGGCACCCTTCTCTTCGTTAGAGCGAATCTGAGCCAGTTCAGCGTCAGATGCGAGTTCCTTAGCACGAGCTGAGAGTCCGGCAGACTCACGTACAAGTGCATCATACTTGGCGGCTTCGTCCTCAGTGAACTTGATTTCACCACCGTTAGTTTCACGAGACTTCTTCTCCATCTCGTCCATCTGATTCATGATGGCCTCCTGGCGCTCACGAATCTGTGCTTTTGTCATTTTTGCCATGATTCAAAAGTTTTAATTGTTAATAATTGAGTGATTCTAATGTTTCGTCGTTGATGATGCGAGACTTGTAGCGCAGACGAAGTGCCTGTTGCTCGCGGAAACGCTGCTCCTGCTCTTCGAGCTGGCGTGCTTCTTCGGCTTCGCGCTCCTTGCGCTCCTGCTCCTCCTTGGCTTTGCGCTCCTCTTCGGCCTTGGCCTCTTCCTCAGCCTTCTTCTTGGCTTCGTCGTCGTCACCACCGCCACACTCGCGCTTCAACTGCTCATCAATGGCAGCGTTGATACGGTCGCTCTGCTCACGAGTGCCGACTGATGTCTGCTCATAGGCTGGGTGGGTGACGTTGGCCACGTCGTAGAGGGCCACAATCTTCTTTACATGGCGCAGCCATACTTCCTTGCCGTCAACGGTCTCGTTGGTGCGCTCGTAAGACACGCCGTTCTCAGTGTCCTGCCAATCGTCCTCGAAAGCGAACGACATGCCGTACACGTTGCCCAGACGTATCTGCTCCAGAGTATCGTTGGCCACGGTGGT